ATTTACAATGGATGACGGTAGGAGGATCTACTACGTCTGCTAACTTAGCAGGGGTAGGAAGTTCTCCGTTAGGGTTGCTAGTAGGATCTTTAGTATACGGATTGTATTTTGACGGAGATGCTCGTCAGGTTCCTGTTGTCATGGGAACGATTCCGGTTGATCCAGACAACGGTGGAGATTTGCATTCGCTTTCAAACCTGGCGCGTTCTCAAAAAGGCCGCTCTAATACACGGGGGCCCGATATATCGGGGGCGCCGCAATATCCTTACAACAAGGTTATCACAACGCCTTCTGGTCATGTTGTAGAACTTGATGATACACCAGGTAACGGTAGAATAGTTGTTCGTCACTCTTCTGGTAGCTCTATTGCAATCACTAACAACGGAGATGTTGTAGTCAACTCTGTAAACGATTCATATCATCTAGTAGGAGGATCTAGCAATACTGTTGTTGATGGTGATTCTGGTACATCTGCTAAATCAATCAAATTGATTGCACAAGACAATGTAACTATTGAAGGAACGAACAACGTTACTGTAAATACATCTGGCAGTATCGTCTTAAAGTCTCCGAAGGTATCAATCAAATAAATGTACAAAGATCTCAACCCAACATTTACAGTTCATCCAGATACCGGTGACATTACGGTTAGAACTGGCAAGAGCGCTATAAACGGCAGCTTGACAAACTTGATTTTATCAACTCAATACGACCGCCCCTACAACTCAGTACCGGGGGGCGGTATATACCGGTTGTTGTTTGAACCTGCTTCCAAACTATACGCTGACACTATCAAGACACATGTTGAATACGTGATAAGTAATTCTGAGAAAAGAGCGTTTGATGTTGCTGTTTCAGTATCGGTTAATAATACGGGGGGCGGGTATATCGTCAACGTAGTTTACACAGATAGCACTACCGGCAAACAAAACACGCTAACAACAGAGTTGACAACACGATAATGACAAACCTTGTAATTCCTAAAGCAGACTTCGATTCAAACAGAGCTGCTCTAAAAGACTTCTACAGATCACAGGGTGTGTTTTCTGATATCGATTTTGATGGTAGCTATATTAGCGCTTTAGTTGACGGTCTTGCATATAACACAACTATCAACAACTTTTATCATAACATGGCGGTTAATGAAACACGTTCAGATACCGCACGTAACCGATATAGTGTAATTGCTAACGCTCAGGATAATGGGTACATCCCAAAGAGCATTACATCTCCTACTGCAACAGTTAACTTTGCAATCACTTCTGCAGACAAAGGTAGAGCAGCAGTTGTCATTCCTGCTGGTACGGTTATTACCGGTACTGTAGATAGTCGTATGTTCACGTTCTCTACTTTAGAGCCGGTTGTCACGAAAGTATCAAACATCGGTACTAACAACATTACTTTTACATCCGGCGAAATAGTTGTTGCAGAAGGTATCACAACATCTGATAGCTTTGTGTTTACTAACGAACAAGATCTTTACGAGATCACTAATGCGCAGGTTGATATTAGCAGCATCTCTGTAAGCGTTGTAGAGAATAACACAACTATTACCAAATATGTACGATCATCAACTGTAGTAGGTGCAACTAGAGAAGACAACATCTTCTTTGTAAGAGTGGGTCCAACTGGTAACTACGTTGTATATTTTGGCGATGGTCTAACTGGCCGCCGTCCTTCTGTTGGTGCAACTGTAGTTGTTGACTACCGTGTATCTAACGGACAACTTGCAAACGGCCTTTCAAAGTTCGTAGCTGGCCAAGCAATTGACGGCGAAACTTCAATCGTTATTACAACGATCTCTCCAGCACAGGGGGGCGATATATACGAAGATATTGAAAGCATCCGCTTCAATGGCCAACAGGCAGTAATCACACAACAACGTTCAATTTACGAAGATGACTTTGCAAGTGACATCAAAACGAACTTTCCTATCATTGCAGACATTAATGTAACGGGGGGCGAGAATGTAACACCTCCTCAGTACGGAAAGATCTTGATCACGGCAGTTGACAAACAGCTAAACAACTTGACAAGTTTAGAGCTAGCAGAGATCCAAGCGTTCATCAAGAACCGCCGTCCAATTACTACACAAGTTGTTTTCAACCCAGCTTCTATTTTCCGTGTTGGTGTTCAGACGGCGCTTACTATTCGGGGGGCGTTATCTAACACGATTGCAACTAATGTAATCGCTGGTATCGAAACATACTCTGATACTACACTTAGCAAGTTTGGCAACAGTGCATTCCTAAGCCGTCTATCAACTGCTATCGATAATAGCGATGTAAACGTAATTGGTAACACCACGTCTATCTACATCTTGCAAACTATTGTCACCGGCAATTTCAAC